ACCGCTTCTGATATGGTAACAACGGTATTTTAATCTTACCTAAATCCGGCTCAATGATATAGAAATAATTTTCAGCAAAATATAAAATATCATCCCGACACTTGGCAATCTCAGCCACCATCTCTGGTGTATATTCGAATGTAGCACTAGCTGTGGGCAAATTAGGATTGCCCATATATGTATCTTTTTTCCTACCCATATTACCTATTTAGAAATAATTCCCATATACACTACCATCACTACCTCCCGTGGATGGAGGAAACACATCCCTTTGCACGATTTCATCGGAACTTTCGGTGTATATCTTGTTATCATCCAGAACAGAAGATAGCGACAAAAATGCTGCCGAAAGACCCGGATACATTCCCGTCAATTCTGGGAACATCGTGGAAGACAGCTTACCGAAGAAAGAATTATCAGCAATTTGATGATTCATATTTTCCCTTGGTTCATTGGTGGTGAAGTTATGCTCACTACGAACAGCTTTCAATCTCCAAACATAATGACCCATTGCAGGATTGAGTTCAGCGGCATCTTCATCCAGAGCTTCCGTAACCTCAAATATCTTGGCTCCCCTGCCATTCGGCCTATCACATCCAAATGGTGTCACCCTGATCTTATCCTGTGATTTGGGTTCGCAAGCCCATGGACCATTTTCCTGATCAATAATAATTTGCTCCCCTGCTTCCGTTAATATGGGATTATTGTTTTCATCTCTTAAAACACCATCAAATACGCTAAGTCCAGCAAATTTGACATTAAAATCATCAATATGTAAATAGAGTGTCAAAGTATCGGGGGAATCCATACCAGCCAGAGCATAAATTGGGGAGGCATTCTCCATCTGGATATATGCTTTGATAACTGTTGGACCGAGCCAATACATGAGAGTGTGTTCCCCATAGATGGAGTTCATTGCCTTTGGGTTGAAGGTGTTCACATAATAATCAATCTCCACCCCATAATTATTGATAAGCTCCCCAAATTGGGAATTGAATATGGCTCTTTCAGCCTTGAAATTGGAAGGATCGGCAAATCCCCCGCAATTGTGGCGATAAACACCAGCAAAGATGTTTTCAGGAGTGAGACAGGAAAGTGGAATTGTTGGACAACCCATTATTTTTTAACTTCTACGATTTTACCACATTGTTGACCATGGAGATTGGTGAACAGCTTTAGGATTTGATTACTGTTTTTTCTTTTGATCTCTTTACCATCTTTAAATTCCACACCATTGAGTTGTCCCAATTCCTTTAACAGATCATCCCCAATCAGAATCTCTCCTGCTGTTCTGATCTTCTTATACGGTCCTTTGTTCCATGGTATCTTTCTTGTCAGGGGATCGCGGGTAATATTACCCCCCTTCTTATTATTGGCGTGGAGGGATTGCTTAATGTCACCAAATCCATCCTTGTGTCGATACTCAAGTATCACACCATTGCGCTCTTCGAAAAATTCCAGAAAGGACTTCATGCTAATACTTAACAAAAAAAGAGGGAATCATCACGATCCCCTCTTCTTAGGTTTATTTTTTTAATTCATATTAGCGGAAGAAATCTTCTGCCTGTCTAATATCCGAAACTTTGTTCTGCTTGCCCATATCAGGTTGCTTTGCACCGTGGAGAGCGTGACCATAATCACCGTCATTACCAACCTTATCAGTGGTTCCCACTACCTTGGTTTTTTGGTTTTTTGGTTGGGGACGGCCATTAACCTTGTTGCTACGACCTTGGAGCTTGTGTTGTTGACCACCACCCTTGCCATCCTTGGCACCTACGGTTCCGTCATTACCAACCTTGTCAGTTGGAAACGTTCCGCGCTCTTCATCTTCGTCATAAGAGAAATCATCTTCTTCTTCGTTATCTTCATCCATTTCGTCGTCTCCTCCGAAATCATCGCCTTCATCAAAGTCCAGATCATCTCCTTCGTCTTCCATACCACCATCAAGAACTCCCATCAAAACATCGTGAAGCTTTTGTGCTGTGGCACGATCAAGAGTAAATGTAACTTGGTCTTCATCGTCACCGAATTCGTCATCTCCAAACTCATCGTCCATGGGAGCATCACCAAGGCCGAGGGCATCAACTTCTTGAGCATCCTCTTGCTGGTCAAAATTATTACCCATAACGGATTCAAACAACTTATCAAATGTAGATTTCTTAGTCATAAATGTATTTAGTCTATCTCTTGCAATTTTTTTAGATTCCTTGTGAATTCTCTCTTCCGCTTCCTCTCTTTGGATTCCACTCTCCATTCTTGCAATTTCTTTTTTAAGAGATTCCTTCTGTTTATCAGAAAGATTGGGATTCTTCAACTTTTCTTTAAGTTTATCAAGATTAGCATACTTACGCTCTTCATCCTCATCATAAGTATCATTCAAAGCTTTGTGATAACCGCTTTTCTCAGATGGACCACCTTTTTGCAAGGGATTTGTTTCGTTGAAAGCGTTTTTGGATTGCTTGGGAATTTTTTTGGACTTGTTGATGTTTTCCTGTGCGTTCTCTTGAACGACTTGAACACTGTTCAGCATTTGTCCATATATATCTCCCAATGTCGGTTGTTTTTTCATATAATTATTGTTGGTAAAGTGTATCGTGGACGGTGATAGTTCCAGCACTGAGGTTTGCGGTAAATGAGTGGGTGGGATACTTGACATCAACCGTTGCTCCATCCCCTTTGGCCAACATCAGAATAAATTGTGTAAGCTCCCCATGGAATTGAAAAATCTTAAAAACATCCGACCCCATCTCATCAATTATTTCCTGCGGAGTGAGGGTTTCGTCCTCCCAAACAATCTCAATACCTTCTCGTTGGGTTCTCACCAAATTACTGAAACATTCCTTGGAAAGATTTTTGATACGGGATACCGCTTGTTTCAATAGGACTTCCTTATTGGGTGTCGGGGGTGGTGGTAGTGTGTTATTACCTAGTATAGACATATCATTATTTAGTCATTTCTTCCAAAATTCATAACCATCCAATCCTTTACATATTTCATCCCCCAAAATTTCTTTAGCTTTTGAACTGGATGGGGTGACTTTACTCTTAATTTTATGTAAATCGACATAATTATAAACACCATCATCTTCTGGTGTTTGGTTCAATATGTTTTCAAAATCATGTTCACATTTGGGTATATTGAGGAAATCCCAAATTACGTCCATGACAATTTTAGGATTATGTGTCAGGTAATCATAATCCACCAAAAGGAATCTATCCCCCAATCCTCTTAAAAAAGCATCCTTCAATATTGCGTAAGCAGCACCGACTTCCCCCTCCAAACTTGCCCAATGCATCATCCTACCTTCAGTTGTTAAACATTGGGGCATTGGTCCTTGGGGGTTGAACTTGTAGGAACCCTTTCGATATAATAATTCGAAAGACGCAAGAACATCCTTTATATCTCTAACTGGTGCTATGATCTTGGTTTTTTTATTGGTGATTGCCTCCAACATTTCAATGGAGAATCCCCACCCCCTACATTTGTCGATGACATACGGTTTTTCGGTATTATGGTAGGAATGTAATACAGTGTTGAGGATACGCTTCAAATTTTCATCATTACCAGCGTTTTTATCAGATCGATGTTCAATGATATTACCCCACGATGTTTTGATATTATTCATCAATTGATTCAAACCCGATGTAGGAGTACAGAATACTTTAGGATTTTGTGCCATCAGATTCATCAGAAGAGTGCTTCCCGATCTGGGTAAGCCAGACACATAAAATATATCTCTCATTTTATGATGTTTTCGATATTGAAAATTTGATAAATATTATCATATGGGCATTCATGGATGATTCCATTGAAACTATAATCATATAAATACGAATTAATATTACCCTTTGGAAAGGTAACAGGGGGAGTTATATTATTATGCATGTCATAACCAAATACTTCCGGTTGTGTCCCAACCCACACCACTGTTGATGGTAATCCCATGGCAGCCGCAGCATGTTGTAAAGAAGAGTCGATTAGAATTCTTTTTTTAGAAAGATTCAACATGGCACATAAAATCTTTTTATTTTGATTTTTATCATAGCGAATCACATTTTGTAATTGAGGATGGTGGGGGTGACAAATATGCAATATCGTATATTGTTCTTTAAGATTATTGATTATTTGTTGAGCAATGAAAGGATGAATATCCCTTGTCCATGAGTATGGAAATTCTTGGTTTTGTGCGCCTCCAAATGGTTGGAAGATGAGAATGGGTTTATCAGTTTGAGGTAGTAACGCTCTGGGTATTTCCCCTTCCCTAAAATTAAAATAAATGTTTGGATTTAAACCATCGTAATTAATCCCTATCATATCACACCACGATTTCACCAGAGGTTGTTGTTTGGTGATATGATTTGTTGTTTTATATGGATCATGTGCAAATATTTCACAATCTTTATCGAAGATAAAGTCCTCATAAAAATACGGAGTATTTCCCAATAGATAACACCTATCAATATCAGGATTTCCTTGAAAAATGTCAGGATATGCAGAATTTACTATAATGTTGTGGATTGGATGTTCCTTTTTATAGGAACGGATAACCGAAGTGGCTACAATGTTTTTACCCAACCCCCCCTCAATATGAAAAATAGCATTTTTTATCATATTGCTATTTATATAACATTAAACGGAAAGCAACGCTATTTTCTTCATAGTTCCATTTATGTTTACAACTAAACAGTTGCCGCTATTAACAGTTGATAGTGGGTATGCTGACGACCCCAACACTAATTGATTGTGTGATGTGGGGATGGCACAAGAGCCAAGGGCGATTGAAGCTGATAGAGAGGCACCGTTACCTGCGTTATAACCAATGAATATAGAGTGACATGCGTTTGTGGCACCGTTACCTGCGTTATAACCAAGGAAATTGGAGTTGGATGCGCATGTGGCACAGTAACCTGCGCGATTACCAAAGAAATTGGAGTTGGATGCGTTTGTGGCACCGTTACCTGAACATCGACCAAAGAAATTGGAGTTGGATGCGTTCGTGGCACCGTTACCTGCGTTTGAACCAAAGAAATTGGAGTTACCTGTGTTCGTGACACCGTTACCTGCGTTTGAACCAAAGAAATTGGAGTTGTTTGTGAACGTGGCACCGTTACCTGCGTTATAACCAAGGAAATTGGATCTAAATGCGCCTGTGGCACCGTTACCTGCGCCATTACCAAGGAAATTGGAGTTGGATGCGATCGTGGCACCGTTACCTGAACATCGACCAAAGAAATTGGAGTTGGATGCGCATGTGGCACCGTTACCTGCGTTATAACCAAGGAAATTGGAGTTGGATGCGCATGTGGCAC